GGTCCAGTCGGACCAGTTGCCCCAGTCGGACCGGTTGCGCCAGTAACACCGGTTGCACCGGTGGGTCCTGTGGGACCAGTATCACCCGTTGGACCGGTAGGTCCTGTAGCGCCTGTAGCGCCCGTTACGCCGGTCGGACCGGTAGGTCCGGTATCTCCAGTAGGACCAGTGGGTCCTGTCGCCCCAGTGGGGCCCGTAGGGCCTGTAGGACCCGTTGGGCCGGTCGCTCCGGTAGAGCCAGTCGGACCCGTTGGACCTGTAGCCCCCGTGCTTCCTTGTACTCCTGATGGGCCAGAAGGACCAGATGGTCCGGTAGGACCGGTGGCACCGCCAGGACCTTGAGGTCCTTGGTCTGCAGAAAAAGTAACGGATACCTGAGGGGTAATAGATTCAACAACAATTATTGTCTCTGGCATTAGACTCCCGTCACCCCTGCTATTACTACAAAGACTCCTTCAAGAACACGTGTTACTACCGAGCCGGAATCAAAAACAAAATCATAAACATAACGACCAGGAGTAAACTCGGCAGTCAAATCATCACTTATGGTTACTGTGGCTCTGCCATTACCGGTATCTAAAACAATTCTTCCGTTGGCTGTAGAGCAAACAATAGTGGTTGTGCTAGACCCAGCAAAGGGTCGCACCGTCATTGTTGCTGTATATCCAGTAAGGTTCCAGGGTGTTCCATCATTGGCAATAGTGAACTGAAAATTAAATGTGGCAGCCTGTTCGCAAGATAAATTATAGGATGCGCTCACGAAGCCACCTCACGTAGCGCTGCTACGGGGTCTAGTCCGGTTGTGCCTGCAATATAGTTACACACCCCAGCAAGGTCGCGCCAATTACTACGGGCAAGTCCTGCAATTTCGTTGATAACACCAACGGTATCGGTAACAGTTAAAGTTACTGTTCTTGCTGCGGCCCAGGCTCGTGCTGCTGAACCTGCATCTAAATAATCAATCCGAGCAGGATAGGAAGCGCCACCATTGGCAAGACGATTGAGTTCGTCTACATAAGTTGAACCTGCTACACCGTATGTTGGCACTGTAGTTTCCTATCTGTACTTTGCTGTTTTCTTGGCAATCTTTTTTGGTTGGGCAACAAACTGTTTGCCGGCCTTGGTTCCTTCACGCTTTGCCTTACTGGTTGCTGCATACTCTGCGGCCGTCAAAGACTTTCTTGCTTTTTCTGGCAAGTATCTTTCACCAGTTGCTTTAGGGCCTTGAGTGCTGGGTTTGCCAGATTTAGTTCCCCATTTTTCTTTAGTCCATTTAGATAAAGACTTTTGTTTTGCCGTTTTTGCTCCGGTGTATCCACCACCAGCCTTTTCATAAGCCTGTGCTAGTAGTTGCGCTTTTCGAGCAGACCATTGACCAGGCTTGCCACCTTTACTGCCAGCCATAATTCTATTTTTAATTGCTTCTCGTTTGGCAGGGTTGGTATAGCCCATTACTTCTTCTTTTTCTTTGCCATTTTTTTAGCAACCTTTTTCTTGGTTTTACCGGCTTCGCTCAATGCGATTGCTATAGCCTGCTTCTTGGATTTGACAACTGGGCCACCCTTACCGGAATGAAGAGTTCCTTTTTTGTATTCGCCCATTACCTTTTGTACTTTGTTTTTCATTTCTTCACCTTTGCTCCAGGAGCGCCGGTTTGTAGCGCTTCGTATGTACCGAACGCACCACATTTATCGTAAGCCTCGATGTATTCTCCGGTCTCATTCTTGTATTCTTTCATTAGTATCCCTCCTCTATATCGTCATCATCTACTTCTTCTTCATCTAATTCATAATCTTCGTCTTCTTCTATTTCTTCATCTTCTTCAATAATGGTTCGTCCAGGAAATCCCCACTCTGGGATTTGGCTGGCGGTAAGGTCAAACGCTTCCTTACGAGTAAAGCCTGCTTTCATATATGACTCTAAAAGTTTGTGCGCTTCTTGTGCCATTGCAAGCATCGGCGTCAATGGCTCCGCCATTAACACAAAATCTGATTCTGCCATTGGTCTACCTTTCTAGGAACACTTACAATCCCAGGCTCGCAAGGATTTGTTAATCCTGGAGTTTGGGTCTTTCGCTGTTTTAGCGGAAGTCAGTTTGGATTTCATACCGCACATTCTAGAACAGAATGACTTGCGACGTCCAGCGGCTTTGGGAGATTTTTTTGCTTCAGCCTTCTTTACCGGAGGCTTAAGGTTCATCCCTTGTGCCTTAGCACTAGCGCGACCTTTGGCGTTTAATCCGCCCTTGGGGTTCTTGCCTGCTGCACGTTGCCACGCTGGAGATTTAGTCATATCAATCCTTAAACTTGAGTGTTGTCCCGTCAAATGCTTTGCCTGCGTCGTTAGATAATTTAACGGCGGCATCTATATCTTTTTGCTGTGTAGACCGAGGTTCTATTCCTTGACGTATAGCGCCATAGTAAGACGCTAGTTCCCTTTCATCTTTCTTTACTTTTGTCTGGTCCCAACCATATTTGGTTGGACTAACACCAATAAACATTGGCATATTCTCACGCCAACAGTCTGCCTCGCTAGTGTGGTCCTGTGTGGGACAACTTGTCTTGCAATGTGGATTTCGTTCCATTACACCACCGGTGTCAGATAGTCGCCATAACCTGCTGCAGTAAGAATAGCAGCCTGCGTATCAGACACGGTGTAGACGTGACCACCAAGAAAATAGTAGTCAGCGTTTGCCAAGTCGTCCTGTGAAGGGTATTGATTTTCTACAACAGTAGAACCTGTAACTAACAATGCAATACCGCGTGCAATGTCCGTTATAGATACTGGGATACTTCCATCTATAGTGCCACCATTTAGTCTACGTCCGGCTAATCGGGCATAGGGGTCATAGATGTTACGTGCTCCCCAGGTTTCATTACGCCAAGGTCCTTCTAAGATGTAAGGCATTGTTTCCTTTCGTAGAGCAGGTGAGGCCTTGCGACCCCACCTGTCTGTAACGGAGTATTAGCCGTTTGATGCAGCAGACTCGATGCGATAGAGCGCTGCTTCGCGGAGGCGGTTCCAGCCACCGAACATATACCAACCGATGGTGCGGAAACGACGGAGTGCGTCAATTTCTGGACCAATGACGGTGGAGATGTCTTGGGCAAGAGCCTCAGCAAGTGCTTCACGACCGGCAATGATTGCGCGGTAGTTGTTGGTGAAGGTAACAGTTCCCGTTGCTGCAGCAGATGCAACATCAGATGCAGTCTTAGCATAGGAGAATGTTGTGCTCGAACCAACAACTGTGATTGTGTAGGTACCATTGAAGGTTGAGTCAACACCGGATACGGTGACGACTTGTCCGACGCCAAGACCGTGAGCAACAGAAGTTGTCAAGGTAGCAACGTTGGATGTGAGAGCCTTGTTGGTTACGGAAACAGTTGTGCTGATTCCAGCAGCAAGAGGCATACCATTGAGAACACGTGGTGTCTCAACGATGTATGCGCCTTCGATTGCACCAACTGCACCAGCAACGAACGGTGTGCGCTCGACATACTTGGTGAGTTCTTGGAATCCACCGGTACCAGTCTCAGAGCGAAGGTCCGCTGATTGACGTGGGTGGAGATATGCAGCATATAGTTCGCCCAAGCGAGGCAGAGCCTTGTTGGTACGAAGTGAGACAACCGCATTGCGGATGTCTGCAACAGTGATGACGTCGCTTGGCTCAACAGTCGCTGAGGACGATGGGTCAGATGCTCCACCGGTTGCGTAGATGACGTTGGTTCCTGCGGAGAGGACCTGTCCAACTACGTTGTCGATGCTGTCTGCTGCGTTGTAGGCGATGATGTCAGCGAGTGCTGAATCAACATCATTGAAAGAAGTTAGGTTTAACTTCTTGGTTGTGGTTACTGCTGAACCGTACTCATTGAGAGTTACGGTTACTTGCGATGGATTGCCTAGGGCAATGGAGGATACATCAGAGCCTTCTGAAAGAGTTGAAGTGGCTTGTGCCAAATCAGAGTAAATCGAGAAGACTACCGATGAACCTGGCATTGCTTGCTGTACTGGCTTTACATCTGCAAGTGCTCGCATTACAGGAATGGAGCGAAGCGCCATTCTTACGTACTGGTCGTACGCTGTCTGCACAAGCGAGGTAATGGTTGAGGTCGAGGTAATCGACCCGCCTGGAAGTGCCATTAGCGTTATGCCTTTCGTTTGGTCGGTTTAGAGTCCGGACTCACGAATTACTGCATCCAATTCTTCTTTGCTATTAGCGTTCATCAAACGACGCATAATGTCATCGCCAGCCTCTGGTGAGAGACCTTGCTCGACAGTCTGTGTCATTTTTTGATATTGCTTAGCAGTATTGGGGTCAACATTCGGAGTCGCTTGTTTTGGCTGTTCTACACCGAATACATCGGCATAGTCATCCAGCCATCGTGATACTGCGTCTTCTGACGCTTCAATATCACCTGGGACAAAGGCAGCAATTTTGCTATTAATCCCACGGGACGATAGAACATCTTTGATTGCACGCTCACGTTGAGCCTTGTTAAGAGATTCAAAGTTAGCCTTTAGTTCGGCTAATTCTTTTTCTTTCTGCTTGTTGGCCTTGCGTAATTGTTTAACGAGGTCATTATTCGGCTCTGGCGTAAAATCGTCATCGTCGTCGTCATCCCATTGATTGGACATAGTTAGTCCTCTCCCATTTTCTCGTAGTTAGCGATAGCCTCATAGTCGTTCGGGGAAACGGTATGGCTCTATCTACCGGTCTTCTTACGCTCCACAGGGCCGGTCGGTCTGTGGCAGGTCTAGTTAAAAGGCGCCTGAGCGCCCACGCTCTAAAGCGGTTCCGGCTAATCCGGTTTGTCCTGTAAATTGTGCTTGTTCTGTTCTTGCAAGTTTAAGTCTCTTGCGTCGAGCAGATTCTGCTCCGGAAAGATTAAAGATTTCTTGTTCTGCGGTAGCCTGGTCATAGGGTTCAGCACCATAAATTTTTGCTAGTTGTTGACCTCTGGTTATACCACCGGCTATTACTCCATATCCGGCTTGTGCTTTCTCTTGGGTAATGCCACGCGCAGCGAGTTCCTCTGCCCTAAGTTTTGATAAACCAAGTCCAGATGTCGCTGCTGCACCACCAATTTCAGCGGCTTGAATCTTACGTTTGATTTCTGGAAGAGCACGCTCTGGGTCAAGAACATAGGCGACAAGATTGGATTGGCTGATTCCTCCAGGTCCACCGTAGTATTTGGTAAGGGCATCAACAACTTCAGGCGCTGCGTTCTGTACTCTGTCTACTGCTAATTGAATCCGGTCTTCAAGTTCTACTGGAGAGACATCTCCAGCAATAAACTTCTCAAGTTCTGGTTGACGGCCCAACTTACCTGTTGAATAGAAAGACTTTGGTAATCCGTACTGACGCATTACTTGTTGATATTGGTCTTCAAGGCTGACATACTCAGCCTCTGTAAGGCCACGTAGTCCAGCATTAAGTCTGGCTTCGTTTGCCTTAAAGCGGTCTTTATAGGCTGGCATCTTACGTAATTCCAAACCGTATTCAGCAGGTGTGATTCCTTGGCGTGCTAATGTTTCTACATCCCCCACAAGTTCGCCAATTCCATAACGGTCGAACTCTTCTTTGAGGATTGCAAAAGCAGATTTGCGGTCTCCTACATTATTTGCTTCGTCAAATTTCTTTTGACGCACGTATGCTTCATATTTATCAAGAGAAGTTTTATCCGTAAAGGTTGTTCCATCTGATGCTACTAATACGCCACCAGGTGTAGGGGTTCCTTTTCTTGCAGCATCAAACTCTGCGCGGATTCTGTCTTCAGTCGCTTGCTGTTCAGCCTTAGAAACATTCTGTTTTTCTAATTCAGCAAATGATTTTTTCTTGCTTGCTAATCTTTTTGGGTCTGTTATCTTATTAGAGCCAGGCTGAATTACCTTTTGGCCACCAAGTAGAATCGGGTCGAATGTCATCTATTACCCCTGGAATCCGAAGTCTTTGAGGATGCGTTGAGTAATTTGTGCAACCTCTTCTCTGGCATTGTTTGTGTATTCCCAACGTGGGTCTTTACGAATTAAGCGCTGAAAGTTATAGATTGGAACTTCACCTTCTGGAGTAATTGCTTGACGAAGGGTTGGGTCATCCAGGCTAATGCTGTTTGGGTCAACCTCTAATGTGCCAGCCATTACACGCTTGTATGGAGCATAGATTGTTTCCAAATCTAGACCATCATCAACCATCTTCTTAACGTTATCTGGCAAACCAATTTTAGCAGTCTGACGAATAAGATTGGTAAATATATCAATCTTCTCGCCGTTCTCAACGCGAGTTATCCAATCGTTGACCGTCTTGGCGCCAAAATCTTTTTTAATGTCTAGTCCATTTGCTCGAGCGCTCGCCGCTAAATCTTGCTCAATGAGACCACGTGCAGATACCTTGCGCTGCTCAAACTCTGGAAGAGTTTTGACTATTTGAGAAAGAAATTCTCCAGCATTAAACCCACCAATAGTCCGTTGTACTGTATTGCCGGAAGCATCTTTTTCGTAAATAGTTTTTGACGGATTCTTGTTTTGTTCTGCATTAAGTTTTTTAGTTAATGATGTAATTTCTTTTGCAGTAGCATCTCTTCCAAGCAAGGACTTAAAAGTAGAGTTGATAAGGGCAGATGCCTGCGTTGGGTCTGAGATATTAAAGGAGATAAGGTCAGGCTGACCATCTCCCTGTCCTGACTTCTCAACTTTTAGTTGAGCCAGTACTTCTGTAACATCTACCGCTCTATTGAAGTCTCTGCTTCGGATAAGGCTTTGTGTCAGAGCATCGGTATAGGCGGAGATAACTGTTGGGTTATATGTAGCGCTAACCTCTACCTTATACCCTGCATCTTTAAGAGCCTGGGAAAGTTGTAGTCTCTCTTCTGGCTGTAAGTCTGCAATAAACTGGCCAGCAGTAGAAATTTTCTGATTAAGTTCTGTTGCAAAAGCCTGGTAGTTAAACGGTTCTGGCGCAAGAGATGGACGACGCTCTTCTGCGGTCCGTGCCTTTTCTGGAGCGTACTTTCCAGTCTTGTTTATCTGTTGGTTAAGTCCAGCGATTTCTGCATCTAAAACAGTCGTAGGAAGATTCTGGTCTACCAACTGTTGACGATAGCGGATAGCATCGTCTAGTTTGGTCTTGAGAGTCTTACTTTCTTTTGCTGCAGCCTGCTCACGAATTTTTGTAAGATTCCTGCCATAGTACTCAGTGGCAGTTCTTTCTACTTGGGCTAACTGATTACGGGCTGCTTCTACTTCTTCCTTTAGAGCATCTCGTCTAGCGTTTACTTGACTAGTGGTCGCTCCTGCCCCTGGAGGAACGACCACATTTGATAACCGCTCTAATGCTGCGCTTGCTTGGAGAAACTTTTTACGGGCAGCCTTAACAGCAGGGTCAGACTTGAGATAACTTTCAAGAGTAACTTCTGCCATTATTCTCCCAATAGACTTGCAAAGAGCACATCGTATGCTGCCTGCGTGTTTTCATTATATGTTGCTAATTGTTTGATTGCTGAGATTGTTGATTCTTTTATAGAACGCATAAGTTCTGCGTCCCCACCAGCGACATCAAAGATGTCTCTTTGTGTCTGGTATTGCTGGTAGGTATTAACCATTTCAGCAAGAGCCTTCTGTACATCTGGACGTACATTTCTAAACTCTGGAGAGGATAGAAGATTCTGTAGGTCGCTCAAAGCATTTCGGCGGTTAATTGCCTTCTGCCCACCCTGTGCAAGTTCTTCTTGCACCAGAGGTCTTCCGGCTAGGAAGCGTGCCTTCCAGTCATTAAATTGCTGACGAGCCAAAGTCTTAGAAAATGGACTTGGAGATAACTCCAACTCCCTCTCGTAAGAATCTTTTTTGTCATAATAAACTTGTAGGTCAGAAGCGGTCTGCACATCACGTAAGTAATCCTCTACGCGCTTGTTGCTACGTAGGCCCATCTGTGCCATCGTGCGGTAAGCATCAAAGGAGAACCCGCCATTGTGTGGGATAAGGAACGCTGCACCCTCTGGGAAGGATTTGAAAAGCGCCTTGTTCTCTTCGACAAACTTTCCTGATTCTTCTGCATAGCCAAAGGCTGCGACAGTCTTACGCTCAGATTCTGTGATGGTGTAAGGAACCTGGTTTGGATAGAGTTCTACCCACTTACGCATAGCGGCGTCGTAGTCTCCGCCGTACTCTTCACGTAATTTATTGTAAGCCTGTTTCCAGTTAGCGCGTCCTGCATCCTCAATCCAGTCTGCCATATCACTCTTGAGTTGAACAGATGGTGAAGCAGGTGCAAAGAATCCAAAGGCGAACCGAGTGGCGAGGACTCCAATAGTAGTGCTACGGACTTTCTGTCGGTACTCTTCCAGTTCTTCCGCTGATGGAGGAATAAGATTTCCGTCGGTATCGTACTTCTTAGGTATTCCATTTCCGGAAGCCTCTAGATATGTTACCGCCTTGCGGTATGCAGAAGCATACTGAGAGTTACGCTCATCTTGGTCCATCGTATTAAGAAAGCGATTAACGTGAGATGGCATTAGACGAGAAACAAGTGGTTGGTCTACTGCATACTTACCCAGTGTGTAACGAGTAAGAGTGTCACCATTACCTGGGCTGAAGACGTTTACCAGGTTCTCCACTAGGCTCAGTGGCAATGCCGCTGCTGGTCCTGCAAAGGATGGCAGAATTGAATCTGGGTTTATTGATGGTGTGAGCATCTTTACTGCTCCACCAAACTGAACCGGGAATGGAACCTTAAAGTCTTGTTCTACGCCGAGTGCGGTAAGTACTCCTTGAATAACCTTGTATCCAGGGGTAAAGTGAGGATAGACAAAGTACAATTCGCCTCTGTCATCTCGTTGAATCCAGCCATTGTGCGCTACACCGTCTGCAGTCAACGCAATACGTTGAATGGCATCTGGGTTATACCGCACTAAACGATAGACGCGACGATAGAAGTCTTCCTGTGCGCGATAGAAACGAGAGAAGTTACGCAATCCAAAAGCGACTTGGCTTCTAATGAGTGGGTTATCCACGTAGGCTAGGATATTTGCCGTTGCACGCTCTTCAACCAGGGTAGCAAGTTCACGTTTACCAACCTCAGTAGCCTTCTCAATAGCCTTGATATTCACTGGGTCAATACCCTTAATGAAGTTATCAAGGAAAGCCTTTTCAAACCCACTCTCACGCATTGACTTACGTATATCAACCATTTCATAAAGAGCAATAGGTTGACGTGACATACGGGCTGTGGATAGACCTAGCCACACCCAACCCTTTTCCATCAACGGACTGGTGTAGTTACTGGTATCTGATACTGGTACTAACTCAGGGCCAACGATGCTTTCAGGCATATCGTTAATGTCAATATCTACATCATCAAGGCTAAGTTTGCCAGTGACTTTGTATTCACCAGTAAAATCGTCCACTTGACGAATCTTGTCAAGTAACTCAAGGTTAAGTTTGCCATCGCCACGCTTAGTGAATATCTCGGCTGCACGATTGTATACAAGTTGTGCATACTCCAACTCGTCCATATCTTTACCAGATGTGAGGCGAGCCTCTTTCATCAACTTCTTTCCAGCATCTGTTTGTAGATAGGAGCGAATCTTATTGATTCCCTCAGCCTTGACTGCAGCATTATCAGAAAGGTTAGATATTGCAAGTGCGCCTAATTCATCATTGCCATAGAAAGAGATGCGAAGCAACCAAGAAACTAGCGACGCTTCATTTTGGTCAGTAAGACCAATAACCTTAAATCCACGACTTCCTGCTGATGGAGCATATTTAGTGCGTGCTCCCTCTAGGTCAAGACGTAGTTCTGCCATCTTAACGCCGGTGTTTTTTGCTAAATTGTAAGATGCGTCTATGTAGGTTGAGCCGGAAGCAAAGTTAAATCCGCCTTCAGATACTACGGCCAAAAAGTTTTCTATATTTCCATAAACAATTTGTTCGCTAAGAATATCAACAGATTCTTTAGCCAATGGGTCAAGACCCATTTTTGCAAGAACCCTATTTACTCTACCCTCGCTGAGAGAACGAGCAAGAATCTTTCTTGTTTCTTGGACAAGGTCTAATTCAGGTTTAGAAATAATATCATTGATAGATGTTTGGATAGCATCTTTTTGTTCAGCGGTTTTGGCTAAACGTAAATCTTTGTATAAAGTATTAAGTTGTTCTTTACGTGCTAAAATTTGTTTTTCTAATCCCGCTATTTCTGACTCATATTTAGCAGCGTCTTTGCGGTTAATCATACGCATCATAATACCCAAGGGGTTTGCTGCTATCTTTTCACTGGTAGTTAATCCCGGTGCCTTACTAATAGCGGTGTTTAGACGAGTCGCAAGATAGCGGTCAGTTGCCAAACCCCACACGCTTTTACCTAGTGCAAGATTAACCATTAAGTCTTCTGCTGAGTTACGGATAGCGTAACGTGGGCCAGCAAGCGTAAGAAATGACCAGGCTCCAGTCATCTTGTCGACCCACTCTTTATTGCCTAAGCCTACGGCTCTGCTAATAAATCCAGAACGTGCGGATGCTCTGTCAATATCAACCAAACTAGGCGCAGAAGCAGTGGTATTCATTTCTGATGGAAGAACTGGGTATTCGCTATAGTCATCTACACGTGATGTGGTGAACTTTACATCACCTTTACCAGTAAGACGACGAACGATAAGTTGTCCGGATTCTGTGGCATTAATACCACGATAATCTGCAATAGACTTCCAGAGACCATAGAAGATTTCTTTACGCTTACCTATTTCCTCAGTTCCTTCAAATACCTCAGCAAGAAGGCGTGCTTCACGGGTAGGCATAATAACTGCAGCAAGTCGATATATCTTCTTGCCTGCATCCGCTTCTGTTACGTCAAATTGGTCATTCTTAAACAATGGAATAGCAGTAAACTTACGCTTAGCATTGTCAATACGACGAGCAATTTGGGCAGTAGAGAATCTTAGCGTGCGCTTGTTAAGGTCTTTAAGGCTTTTGGCAATTTCTTCACTACCGTCAAAAGTCTTTTTAAGGATTCCGTCAACTGTAGTTGGCGCACCAAAGTACATATTATCGACAAGTTCTGGACCAACTTCGTCCATATTAAATACTCTGTTGGCACCAGTAAGGAAGTTTACTCTAGCCCTACGCCCTGGAGTCAGGCGTGGGAGTATAAGACGTTGACGTCCTGGCTTGCCATCCATAATCTTAAAGGCTTCATCGTTGTTAAGAAAGAAAGCCTTGGCAGAATTAGCGTCAGTAACGTCAGCCTTTTCAAAGTTCTTGATAGCAGCAGGACCAAACTCTGGCGCTAAACGCTCTAGTTCACGTCTAGCAGCAGCGGCTTCGTCCATCTTATCTGCTTTGCGAGCGTCTTTAATACGCTTAATTCCTTGACCATATTGGTTCCAGAAGTTGATGGTTTTCTCTTGGTCAAAGTAATTATTAAATGCTACACCGTCTGCCCTGGCAGAGCCAGTGATAACATCAAGAGAATACTTATTGATGTCATATAACTTCTTTGCTTTACTAGCAAGGAGTAATGGGTCAGTACGAAGACGCCATATAGCATCTGTTACACCAGATACTGCTTTGTAAAAGAATCCTTTTTCATAAAAATCACCAGGTATTACTGCATCAACAAGATTCGCAAGAGCACGACCGGGTGAGTATTTAGCAGCATCTACTGCTGCAATAGTGTCATCAAAGAGGTCTCTGGCTGCCATTACAGCCTTCTCATCAGGAAGGCCAGTAACTACCTTGTTGGTTTTATCTGCTATCTGAAGGTAATACTTCTCCTCTTCGGTAGCAGTACGCATAATAGATTCAGGAGTTTCGCCACCAGCAATACGCATAGCAACATTAACCGCTGCAGAACCATATTTCTTACGAGCGGTCTCAATACGACCTGGATTAAACTTCTTTTCGCCGTCTTTGCCTGATTCGGTCCAGGCTTCTCCCAGACTTAACCCTTCTCCTGCTGCGATAAGTCCAGTACGGGCAATACGGGTAACGAAGTCAGATGGTGCAGTAAGCAGTCGAAGTGCTTGGCCACCGGTGTAGTGCCAGGCTGTGCCTAACCAACCACGATTTGGGTTGGTATTTGGGTCTTCGCTACCTACAGTATTAAGTAAGGTTTCTTTCTGTCCTTGTGGTAAACCTTGGTAGACTTTGCTTGCAGCATCAGATGGCATAGACAAGAGAGTCTTGTGCATATCAAGGACTTTGGAGAGCGCGTCTACTTGCTCTCTTTCGTTCCCAGAAAGATTGGCAGCGAAGGCTGCCGCTTTAAGGTTTTCTGACATTAGTTACCTTTTGCAAGAGCCTGTTGATAAAGAACAGCAATCTCCCCCGTTGTATCATAGGGAAGCATCTTCTCTAGAGTATCGGAAAGTTTTGCTTGACCTCGTTGCATACCAAGAGCAGAAGAACCAGGACCTTCACCCATATCAATACCAGCGGTAATAGGTTCACTTGGTCGCTCTGTTGGTGCGTATAGTGGAGTGACTGCTCCTAGTGGATTTGCAGGACGTCCACCAACGTTATCTGCGATACCGCGAGTCTTTGCTTTAGCAGCACCGCTATTGATAGCAGCAGTCTCTACACCTTCGCCATAGTATGCAGAAGGAAGTGTATCTGTTCTCTTTGAGAACTTTCCCGGACCTGCGACTCCAGCGCGTGGATTCATAGGCTGGCTCATAAGTCCTCCTCTAATAATTTCTCAAAGTCTTCGTGTAGTTCATCTATACGGGAATGTAAATCAAATTCATAATTAGCGTGGTTAGTCAGCAGGTATGCAATCTCTTTGAAGAATACCGCGACAGACATAATTAAGTTATACAAGAAAATAACAAACGTTAGTGCTACGTGAATAGGGCGTACAGGTTGACTCATTTGTGCCTTCCTGTACGCTCTAGTCGGATAATCATTTAAGCCTTCTTGCCTTTACGGCCTGCTGGTGCGTAACCAAATTCGACCTTTCCGCCTTGTGGCATCGGGGCGTTCTTTGGCCCTTCTACAGGCTTGGATACCATCGCTGCTGCGCGTCCACCTTTGTTCATCTTTACACCTCCTACGCTGCTCCGCCAATGGCGGCTAGTAACTGTGCTATATCGGGACGTTGTTCAGCAGCAGGGGCCGCACCTTCTTGTGGAGTTGGAGGAACCTGCGAGGCAGTCGCGGGGGCCGCGCCTGCTGCTGAAACTTCGGGAGCCATTGGCTGTGCTGGTTGAGGTGCAGGCGCAAACGCCTTCTCAACGATTGTCTCTAATTGTTGACCCTTCTGGCGGCCTTGAATCACGGATGCAATGCGATTGATAACCTCAGATGGGTCTTGACCATTTGCCGCCAGTGAAGGGATTGCTTGGGCGTATTGCGCCACTGCGACTCTAAGCGAGTCACGCATTTCCTCGATGTCAATTCGTTGCTCCTCTTGGGTAACGTTGATGTCGATGGGAAGTTCCCGACGAGCATAGTCGCGGGAAACCAGTTTATCGCTACGCATTTGTAGCAATGCAATCACTGCACGATTGGGGTCCATTCCGGACATAATGCCGTAACGAACATCAATAGCATAATCACTCTTAATGTCGCGGGATGGAACATACTTCAAGATGTATGGTGTGCCATCATCAATTCCGCGAATAGTTTTTTGCATATCGCCAAAGATTTTCTCGTCTGCTTCAAAGCAGATACCAAGAAGTTCAGTAAAGAGGCGGGCAAACTGTGCTTGTGCAGATTTAATCTGCGTATCGAATCCTGCTTGTAGCGCTTGTACGCCACGTCCAGTCACGACAGATGCGTCGATGTTACCGCTACGTACTTCTGGGTAACGAGCACCCATACGAAGTTCACGCTCAAGAACGCCAGATTCTGCAAAGACATTGCCTGGTAATTCTAGCGGTACACGACGAATCGCTTGGGGATTAGCAGAACGCAGAATGGAGTCTGGACCAAGAGCCAACTCTTGTACATCCTGTGGAATGGCGATAGGAGCCTGGATGCTTTTTTCTGCGGCTTGGATTTGGAGGATAGCAAAGCGAGCACGTGCAAGTTGTACCGCTAGAACATCATCAAATTGACCACGTGCCTCACCATCAATAGAGTAACGTGTGGCAATGCGTGCCATACACTTACCTACTGGGTTGGGTGTACGACTAAGAACGAGATTACCACGATTAGGCAGGAAGAGAACGTCCTGATATTTGTCGTGATAACGCACCATATCGATGTATGGTGAGCCGGAAGTAAACTGAGTCTTACCGACAATTTGGTCATAGAACTCTGGGTACTGTGATGCAAGAGATTCTGCATCAGTAGTAATGACTTGAGTTAGGGAAATGCAACGACCAAAACGGTCAATCTCAGGATAAGTACCAAAAGGATTAAGGAGACGAATCTTTGGTGTGTTGGTCTCGTAATCAATCTCTACAATGCCAGGCAACATACCGTAGGTATTGAACCAGTCTGCTCCTGCATACATCTGGATTTGCAACTCAGATGATGTGGAGTAGTAGTTAGCAATACGGGTGCGGGTATCAGCCTGCTTACGTGCTGAGTCAGATACCATATTGGTAGCCGAGCAGTTAAACGATGGCAGTGGTGCCATAGCCTCAGCAAGGTCACGTGCGGCAACGTCAATAAAGTTAGCGACGAGAGGCTTGGGGTAATCCTCGGAGAACATTGTTGGATACACCTTGCCAATGTCCCCTTGACGAACGGAGAGAACATCTCGCATCCGTTGGTCGCGGGCAGCATAGCGCGTCTGTAGGCGCGATATCTTAGCCGCTAACTCTTTGACTGTTAACAATGAAGTTCCTTACTTTTTAACTGTCTTAATCTTCTTTGGTGGTTTGTTCTTTGTTGGCTTGGTGTAGCCCATATCCGGAGTAATCACATCGTAATCTGGTGGAGCCTTCTTGCCTTTAGTAGGTGGGGTCTTGCCCTTTTTGAGGAAATCGTCTAAACCTTTTTTCTTTGGCATTGGCATAATGTCTCCTAAATAAATGTTCTCTGTTGTTCTTCGAGAAGTTGGTCAATGTTTACCACCAATCTCTTGCCACGTTCGGCGCGAGAGAGGAAAGGGTTTTTTAGATGGTGCGCTTGATATTGACCACGGTTAAGAATTTCGCGTGCTCTAATCTCGCAGAACCAGAGCGCCATCACCATATCGGTTTTACCCTTGGTGGTTGGAGACCAGGTCACCAGTTGCTCAATGAGCGACTTGACGTTCTCTGTCTGGTCAGATGGCAGATGTATTAAGTTATCCCGATGGTGTTTGCCATCGGCTTGTTTCGTACCGAATAGGGTGGACATAGAAGCCACACCGAATCCGGAGTCCCATTTGTTAGCGCCTGTATGGTGCTCACGTAAGATGACGCCACGATTTGCTAGGTGTTGTCTGATACCTTCGTCTTGTGTAAGGAAGGATTGAAAGGCGTTCTTCTCGACTATCCACTCACTCGGCTGGTACAAACTTGTCCAGTCAAATATCAACTGGCGAATCATCGCCGGTGTGGGGCGGGTCACTTTATGTGCGTCTACAATAAATCGTTTATGCGAGGTAGGGTCTATTGCATAACAGACCACCGCAGTATCACCAACCATCGCCGGGTCGAGACCACAGATAGTAATAAAGCCATTGAGGTTTACTGGGTGTTGCGGAGAGCCGGGAGTTAATCTGCCGGATTTACGCATCCCATCTACTGAGCCACGAACACATACCGGGTCGAAGATGGCATCATCAGAAACATCTTGCTGTTGATAGACCAAAGCCCAGGTGGAGGTATCCATCTGCTGGCGTTCGTTGAACAGATACTTACCAGACCAACGGGGGTATAAGCCTTCTTCGTTCTTTTCTTCTTCTGGCTGTCCATCAAAGGCCTGGTCGGACCACGGCCAGAGCGTTACCCACTCTTCAGGCTTATCTGCCGTGTCCAGAAGTGCTGGCATCGCAAGATATGTCCACGGAACAATACCGCCTGGGTATCTATCCGGGTTCCGTAGTTCTCGATAGAGGTCTACTGGGGCTACGCGGGTACCAATGATAATCAATTTACCTGTTGGATTCAGACGGGAACGGACATCCTGGTTAAGCCACTTGATTTGCCGCTCGAAGTCATTGGCATTAGCCAAAGTCACCGCGTCATCAATAATAATCATATCGGCACGCTTACCGTAAATCTGACCACCAATACCTACGGCCTCGATATTTGGGTCTTTCTCACTGGAATCCCGGAGTTCATCACCGAAAGTGACGCGGGTAGCCTGCCAGGAGGCGGTTTTGCTATTAAAGCCGACCCCTGCCGCATAAGCGCTCTGTAGTTCTTCGTAATTGGGGTGAGTCAGACGTTGCTTAATTGCGTAGAGGAAGTCACCAGCCAGACGTTGAGTCTGGGATACTATGAGAATCCGGAAGTTGGGGTCCATACAGAGGCGATAGGTGGCATAGTCCACCGTAATCGTCATTGACTTGGCGTGGTTCGGTGGAATGTTAATCAGCAACCGATTGGCCTGACCCGGTTCGTACTTCATATTGGGATGAAGCCATCCAGGCTCGCGGCCTTCGATGACATCAACCAAGTTCTGTTGGTGAGGGAAAGTCTTGCTGTGCAAGAAGCGTTCCCGGAACTGCACGAAATCGATGTCGGAGACATCATTGGAGGTAAAGTTCTTCTTCTGTAATCCTAGCCGGGTGCGGTCCATTTTGTCTGCGAAGACCTTATCGGTCCGACGGTAGTACTCGTAGGACTTAATGGACTTGCCTGCAGACTTGCAGGCCTGCTCTATGGTCATTCCTTCTGCTACGCAGGAGAGAATGACACGTTTTGCGATATCGGCTGTATTCTCAGCCATTAGACTCCAATGGAAAAATAGATTTATCGACAATGGCGCGGATAAGATTTTTCATCCAGAGAGGAAAATTTATCCGGAGAGAAGGTCTTTTAGAAAAAGACAGACCTCTCCTTCATCGAGTGGGCCGACGCGCACCGCGTCGGTACGTTAGGGGGCGTTAGCCTCCTCCGCCTAGGTGGCTCCGGAGGCTTCGCCGTAGGAGCCTTACGACCCCCAATCCCCTCCGCACAGAGTGCTCCGGGGATTTTATCCCCCTACTATATATAAGGCGGGAAAAAGGGTGTATTTTCTGTTTTTCGGAAAAATATTTTACAAATGTGATGAACGTCACATAGTCATATCGCTACAACCCTTGAATTTAGTGGAGATTTTTAGTTGGGGAGTACTAATGGTATGCCCGCGCATTTCACTACCCC